TCAATAGTTAGGATAAGGAATGAAGTTGCGAGTTTCTAAGAAATCTGGTAAAATAAGAGGGTCTGTACTCAGTGCACCCAAAAACTGGACGGTATGTAAAGAGTACCAATTAATCCTAATAAAGGAATCAATCTATGTATAACCTACATTTAGTTATAGGACCAGTTCAAGTAGGATTAGAAACAGATGAGAAATTATCATTTGATGGTATTGAGACATTATTGAACAGAGGCATGATGACTGCCCTAACATTATTCAATGGGCATATGGGTGCTATGGTCAAGTATGACAATTATGATAATGACCATGAGTGTGAAGAGTGTGAGTCTCTACAGGAAATAAATAATACTAATGATGAATCAGATTAATAAATATGAAAAGGTTCGTTAGTCCCTGCCTATACTGTGGAGTCCTGTCAAGATCATCAACATGCAAGCAGTGCATCACCTCTATCCAGGGTAGAGATCCAAAGAGGCAACAAAGAAATAAACAATACAATCATGAATGGCATAAATTATCAAGACTTGCCAGGACCCTCCAGCCATGGTGTTCAAGATGTGGAACAAATAGGGACCTGACGGCAGACCATATACTTAGTTTAGCAAATGGTGGTTTAAATACCTTAGAAAATATTATGGTTCTCTGCAGAAAATGCAATTCAAGTAAAGGTTAATTTATTTAATTAAAAAGGTAGAAACCCCTGCCTCCCTCCTGGCATAACCCCGTATGGGGATTTTTTTACGCTCAAATAATAGCAGTAAACCCTGGCTGCCCTGTTCTGTATTTCTCTGCGAAATTACAGAAATAGGATTTTTGCGTATCAATTACGCAAAACGGACATTGGAGAAAAAATAAAATGACTGCGGGAAGACCACCAAAACCAACGGAACTTAAAAGATTATTGGGCAATCCTGGGCAAAGACCTTTACCAGATTTAGACAATATTACGCATTTGCCCATGGCCAGAGAAATCCCAACACCACCTGATACTCTTGGTGAGACAGGAATTAATCTTTGGAATCGTGCTTGGGGTATGGCTGTTACTTGGCTTAGTCCTGTTAGTGATATTGATGCAATTTCTAATGCTGCATTTTTGGCTGATGCTTCAGAGGCAGCAAGAAATAAATATATGGCTACCCTTGAGAGCAACGATGGTAGAGCGTTTGTCGCAATTAATAAAGCCTATACTGATGCGTTGGCATCTCTTGGCTTTGATCCTATTGCGAGATCTCGCTTAGGCGTTGCAGAGGTCAAGGCTGCAACCTCTATTGACAAACTTTTGGAAAGAAGGCACAACAGAGCCAAGGCTGATACAATTATTGTTGAGGTTGAATCTGAATTGATAGAACAAGGGGAAACAATTAACAATGAAGCAAATAGCAATTAACGATATAGGAACGGCAGAGGATTTTATGGCTGCCATAGACGCATCTATGAAGATCTTTAAGGTCAAAGAGCCAGTATCTGGCACAGTTGTCCAGATTGATCGTGATGGCGTATTGGTAGATATTGGCGATAAGACAGAAGCCTTTATCCCAAATAGTGAAATTTCAAATCGCAAAGATGCCTATGTCTACGATATTGTTCAACTTGGGCAGGTAGTAGAAGCAACAATTCTAAGCAAGAACCAAGAAGGACAATACATCCTATCCCTAAAGCAGAATGAAGTAGAAGCCATGTGGGAAGATCTTCAAAAGAGTTTTGAAATGTCTTACCCTATTATGGGCAAGGTTGTTAAAATTGTTAAGGGTGGCCTAATTGTAGATATTGGCCTAAAGGCCTTTTTGCCTGGTTCATTAGTTGATACAAATAGGGTAACAGACTTTACTCCATATATTGGCCATGAGGCTGAATTCCTAATTCACTCAATTGATAAAGAAAAAGGAAGTATCGTTCTTAATCGCCGTTCACTTATTGAGCAAATGCAAAAGGAAGATAAGCAAATAGAGTTTGCTAAATTAGCAGTAGGGCAAACACATCAAGGTCTTGTATCAGGAATAACTGATTATGGAATATTTATTGAAATTGGAATGCTTGCTGGACTAATCCACAAATCAAAGATGAGTGACTTTACTCCTGAGCAGTTCACTGTTGGACATGCAGTAGATGTAGAAATCATAGACATTGACTTTGATAAGAGCAGGTTGTCCTTAGCGTTAAGAGGTTAAGATGACTTGGCCTCCAACATTTTTATCGCCTGTTTCAGAAACTGAGTTATCTAACTCTCGTGGTCATGAAGTCATAGATTTTATTGAGACTCTATGCCATTTAACTGAAGACTCTATTGCTGGTAAGACTGGTGAGAAGTTTATTCTTAGACCCTGGCAAAAAGAACTTCTTGTAAATCTTTATGCTGAAAGAGAAGATGGGTTGCTCAAGCACCGTCGTGCTTTGATTGGCGTTCCACGCAAGAATGGAAAGTCAGCCCTAATTGCTTCTCTGGTTTTAGAGCAAATTGTTTTAGGCGTTAATGGTGGTCAGATTTATTCTGCTGCTGCTGATAAAGAACAGGCTCGTATCATTTTCAAAACGGTAAAGAAGATGATTGAACTTGAACCAGAGTTAAAAGATATATTAGAAGTGTATCAAAACACTATATATAACCCTATGACAGGTTCTGTTTATAGAGCATTATCATCTGAATCCTTTACAAAAGAAGGTTTAAACTCTACTTTTATTGTTATAGATGAGTTACATGCACAGCAAAATAGAGAACTTTATGATGTTTTATCACTATCTATGGGTGCAAGATTAGAGCCAATGTTGGTAGCAATTACCACAGCAGGCACTAAATATGACTCTGCAGGTAAGGATTCTATCTGTTACCAGATGTATAACAGAGGAATTCAGATAGCAAAAGGAGAGATTGAAGACCCTTCTTTCTTCTTTGCCTGGTATCAGGGTGATGAAAAACTCAATTACAAGGATCCTGAGAACTGGTATTTAGCAAATCCTTCAATGGGAGATATTGTTTCTGAAGAGGATATGCTTTCTGCATCATTGCTTACCCCAGAGTCAGAGTTTAAAACTAAGAGATTAAATATCTGGACTTCTACAGGCCAATCATGGATTCCATCAGATGCCTGGGATGCCCTTGAACTTAAGAACAGAGAAATCATTCACGGAGAAGATACTATTCTTTCATTTGATGGTGCTTTCTCAAATGACTCTACTGCTATAGTTGCCTGGTACTTAGGTGGCGAAAAGCCACACTTAGAAATAGTAGACTTGTGGGAACTGCCAGAGATGGATCCAGATCCTATGTGGTCAGTGCCTATTGCAGAGGTAGAAAAGACTATTGTAGACACCTACAGAGATCCAAGTATAAGCGTTAGAGAAGTAGTATTTGATCCAGCAAGATGGTCCAGAACCTTTATGTTGCTTGATGAAGAAGGTATGCCTGTCATATCTTATCCAAACTCAGCAGAGCGTATGGTTCCAGCCACACAGAAATTTTACGAGGCAGTAATGAATCAATCATTTACTCATAATGGCGATGAAAGACTTGCCAGACATATAGCAAACACTGTGACAAAGACTTCATCTCGTGGTATTATGGTAGCCAAGGCTACTAATAAGCGTAAGATTGACGCTGCAGTAGCAGCAATATTTGGCTATGATCGTGCAACAGCACCAAAGCCACCTAAACAACCTGTAGCCAGGTTCCATTCAATATAGGAGCATAATGAAAAAACTAAAGATAGACTGGCCAGTAATAACAGAAGTTACTGGTGTTGGTCTTACAACATACGGACTATTCCTAATATTCCCACCAGTTAGTTTTATAGCATTAGGTTTATTTTTAGTTTATATTACGGAAAAGGAGTAATCATGGCAATCGCTGGAATCTATAATATTACTATGGATCAGGGTGCACAATGGACTCTACAAGTTGACTACGATAATAACAATGGAACTCCATTTAACCTAACTGGATACACTGCTCGTATGCAGGTTCGTCCTAAGTTTGGTGCTGATAATGCTGTGTTGACTCTTTCTTCTCCAAGTTCAGGAATTGTAATTACGCCTTTGACAGGCACACTTAATTTGACTGCTACAACAGTACAGACTGCTGCTATTCCAGGTGGATTTTATGTTTATGATTTAGAAATAGACAGTGGTGGTGTTGTTACCAGACTAATGCAAGGTAGCGTAACTGTAAGAGATCAGGTGACACTCAATGTCTAATGTTAATGTTACAGCAGTTACAAATGTAGTTACAGTTGATGAAGTAAACAATATTGTTACAGTGACTTCACCTGGTTCACAAGGAGCCGTTGGCCCAACAGGAGCCACTGGCTCAACAGGACCTACAGGAGCGACAGGTGCTACAGGATCTACAGGTGCTACAGGAGTCACTGGAGACATAGGAAGTACAGGTCCAACAGGAGCCACAGGAGTTACAGGACCAGTTGGTTCTACAGGTCCTACAGGCGTAACTGGAGACACAGGACCAACAGGCGTTACAGGACCAGTAGGTGCTACAGGTAGCACAGGTCCAATAGGATTAACAGGAGCCACAGGACCCGTTGGTGCGACGGGACCAATAGGAGTCACTGGTCAAACAGGCCCTACAGGAGCAACAGGTGTATCAGGTGCTGATGGAGATACATACGCAACAACATCTTTAAGCAATGTAGCAATTGGATCAGGCTCAAAGACATTTACACTTGTTGACACAAATGTTGATTACTCAATTGGACAGACAGTTGTAGTTGCATTTGACGCAGGTAATTTAATGATTGGTGATGTTACTTCATACTCACAAATCACAGGAATTTTAACTTTCACAGTAACCTCATTTACAGGTACTGGTACATATAGTTCATGGCAAGTAAACTTAGCAGGTGCCGTTGGTGTTGCAGGTCCTACTGGACCAACAGGATCAACTGGACCAGTTGGAGTTACAGGAGACACTGGCCCTACAGGTTCTACAGGACCCGTTGGAGCAACAGGAAGCACTGGGCCACAAGGCGTTACAGGCGATGTAGGTCCTACAGGAGTTACTGGTCCTATTGGAGCCACTGGTCCTCAAGGTGTCACAGGAGATGTTGGGCCTACTGGCGTAACAGGACCTGTTGGTGCTACTGGCGTAACTGGCCCACAAGGAGTAACTGGTGATGTTGGACCAACAGGTGTAACTGGAATTACAGGCCCTACAGGGCCAGCAGGTGTTACTGGAGACATTGGTCCTACTGGTGTTACAGGAGATACTGGTCCTACAGGACCTACTGGAGTAACTGGAGATACTGGACCAACTGGTCCTATTGGAGTTACTGGAGACACTGGAGCAACTGGACCTACAGGTCCACAAGGAGTTACAGGTGATACAGGAGTAACTGGTGTTACTGGCCCTGTTGGAGCCACTGGCTCTACAGGTGCTCAAGGAGTCACTGGAGATACAGGTCCTACAGGAGTTACAGGACCAAGTGGAAGTACTGGAGCAACAGGAAGTACTGGTGCCACAGGAGCGACGGGACCTACAGGAGCCACAGGAGCAGACGGTGTATCTACTAACTATTATGATTACCAAGCAAAGACCACAATAACAACAGGAGATCCTGGTAATGGACATGTTATTTGGAACAATGCAACACAAGTTTCTGCAACACAGATCAATGTTAGCCATATCAATCAAGATGGTGCTGATATTGATATCTTCTTGGCATTGCTAAAGACAAACGACACAATAATTTTACAAGACAAAACTGATTCTAATAATTATCAGAAGTGGACTATCTCTGCAACACCAACTCCACAAACAGGATACTTTGAAGTACCTGTAACTTTGGTTACATCAGCAGGAACTGGAACAACTAACTTTGCTAACAATCACAACTTAATCTTTGCAGTAAGTGCTGCAGGTATTGTTGGACCTACGGGAGCGACAGGCCCAGTTGGTGCCACAGGAAGTACAGGAGCCACAGGGCCTCAAGGCGTAACTGGCGATACAGGAGTTACAGGAGCAGTTGGCGCAACAGGTGCTACTGGACCACAAGGAGTAACAGGAGACATTGGTGTTACTGGTGCTACTGGTCCCGTTGGTGCCACAGGCCCAACTGGTCCTCAAGGCGTAACTGGAGATACTGGAAGCACAGGTGCTACAGGACCTACAGGAGTAGGCGTTACTGGTGCAACTGGTGCCACAGGTGCTACAGGCCCTGGTGGTGGAGATTTAACTGCGGGACCAATCAGATCTACATCAGGTACATCAAGTATCAATGCTGCAAATCAAACTGGTACTGGAGATGTAATCGTAGTAAATGCAGGTACTCCTAATATAACTTCAGGTATTGTCTTAGATTCAACATCACCATTTGGTGGAATGTATATAAGCAAAGGTGCCTCAGCAGAATTTGGTAGCGTAGCAATAGGTAACTCTGATACATTATCAAGCGTTACTCCAGCAGTAAGTGCTAATCAAAATGTTGCTATTGGTGGTCGTGCTATGAACTATACCACTACTGGTAGAAATAATATGGCTATTGGTACTGAGTCACTCAGATACAATACAACTGGTACTGAGAATGTTGGTGTTGGTACATTTGCTATTTATAACAATGCAACAGGTAATTTTAATACCGCAATTGGTTCAGGAGCACTAAATGGAGCATCAGGTGCCAACTTCAGCAACAATGTTGCTATTGGAACTCTTTCTCTTCTTAATACTGAGACAAGTTCTCAGACAGCAGTTGGATTTAATGCATTAAGATACAATACAACAGGTACTGGAAATGTTGCTCTTGGATATCAAGCACTTTTACAAAACACAACAGGTGCAACAAATACAGCAATTGGCCAAAACACACTTGTAGCCAATACAACAGGTGGTGGAAATACTGCAATTGGTGGTTATTCCCTGCAGAACAATACAACTGGAACTAACAATGTTGCTATTGGAAATAATACCTTAGAGTCAAATGTGACTACTGGAGCAAATATTGCTATTGGCTATGAAGCACTTAGACTTAATATTGAAAATGGAAATATTGCAATAGGCCAAGGTGCTGCAAAAACAAATACTACTGGAATTAGAGTTCTTGCAGTTGGAAATAATGCTCTTGCTTATAACACAACAGGAAACGGAAATACTGCTATTGGTGGACAGGCACTTGAGCAAAATACAACAGGTACTGAAAACACAGCAATTGGTGCAACAGCATTACAATTTAATACAACTGGTAATTATAATCTTGGTATTGGTGCTAATGCTCTTTATTCTAATACAACTGGTGCATCAAATCTTGCAATAGGTTTTAGAACATTACAGGCAAACACAACAGCAAGCGGAAACCTTGCAATTGGAAACAATGCACTTGAGTTTAATACATCAGGTCAAGGAAATGCTGCAGTTGGACAGTCTGCTTTACAAGACAACACAACTGGTATTTCAAATACTGCTTTTGGTGCATCAGCACTTACAAATAACACTACTGGTTCTAACAATGTTGGTATTGGACAGGCTGTTTTACTTGCTAATACAACTGGTGGTAATAATCTTGGCCTGGGATCTGGTGCACTTCAAGCAAATACAACAGCAAATAACAATATAGCAGTTGGTACAGCAGCATTAACAAATAACACTACTGGTTTTAATAATACTGCTATTGGTTCATTTGCATTAACTAATGTTACAACTGGTCAAGGCAATGTTGCAATTGGTTTTGAGACTGCAAGAAATATTACTACTGGTGTTAATGGAACTTATGTAGGACAAACTGCAGGATACACCGTAACAACTCAGAGTGCTGGAGTTGGTATTGGAACAGGTGCATTGTTTGGACTTGTAAATGGTAATGCAAATGTTGGAATTGGTGCACTTGCAGGAGGAGCATTAGGTGCATCAGCAGATAATATTTATATTGGTCAAGGTGCTGGACAATTTATTGGTACTGGTGTTGCATCTCTTGGAGCAATTACTGCAGGTTCTGCATACACAGACGGAACTTATACTGGAGTTGGACTCTATCCTCAAAGACCGTATGGTGGTGTTGGACCAACATGCACTATAACAGTTTCTGGTGGAGCAGTTACAGCCGTTACTATTGAGACTGCTGGAACTGGAATTGTTGTTGGAGATAGTCTTTTTTATCCAACAGGCACAGGACCTGGAGGTCTTGATACTGGTTCAGGATTTGCTGTTGCAGTTGCAACCCTAACAACTACTGCAGGAAATACAGCAGTTGGTAGAGGCTCTTTGCAGTTAAACTACAACGGTACAGGAAATACAGTATTAGGTTATCAAGCACAAAGAAATTCAAATGTTGGTTCACAAAATGTTGCTATTGGATATCAGGCATTACTAAATAACAGTGCGGATCAAATTACTGCACTTGGATACCAAGCATTACAAAGCAATACTGGAGCAGGAAATGCAGCAGTAGGATATTTAGCATTAGCAAATAACACATCAGGTGCTGCAAATACTGCTGTTGGACATAGTGCTTTACTTGATAACACTACAGGCGGAAACAACACTGCTTTTGGTACTGATGCTTTGCAAAATAACACAACTGGTGGGTTTAATACAGCAGTAGGCTCTGGTGCTATGCTCTTTAATACAACTGGTGGAGGTAACTCTGCATTTGGTATTGCTGCACTTCGCAATAATACTACTGGTAGTGGAAATATGGCTTTTGGTAATAATACTCTTGAAAATATTGTTGCTGGAAGTAATAATATTGCTATTGGTAGTGACGCAATGAGAAACGCTACAGGCGGAAGCAATTTACTTGCTATTGGTGCTAACTCATTAAAGGCTAACACAACTGGCCTTGGCAATGTTGCCATTGGAGCAAATGCATTAGAATCTAATACAACTGGATCCAATAACCAGGCACAGGGTGAAGGTGCTTTAAGATATTCAACAACTGCTCTTGCTAATACTGCTGTAGGAAATCTTTCAGGTAACTTAACTACTGGTTCACAAAATACCTTTGTTGGTGCAGGAACAATGGTTAACAATGTTACTGGAAATACAAATACAATAATTGGACAACAGGCTGCAATTAATACATCAGACAATGTTTCATCACTTGGAACAATTGTTCCTGGTTCTGGCTATACTGATGGAACATATACAAGTGTTAGTTTAATTTCAAGTACAACTCCAGTAGCAGCCAATATTCCTGCAACAATAGTTGTATCAGGAGGAGCAGTTACAACTGTAACTCTGACTGGATTTAAAGGTGGAGTAACAACATCATCTGTATTAGTATTTAATCCTATAGGTCTTACTGCTGGACTTGCTGCAGGATCAGGATTTAGCGTTCCTGTAGCCACAATAAATACAACTGGTGTTGGCAATGTCATGGTTGGAAGACGAGCAGGACAGAACGCTACTACCTCTGATAGAAATACATATATTGGTACTGAATCAGGACAAAACTCTACAGGTACTGACAATGTGTTCTTAGGATATTTCTCTGGTAAAAATGAGACGGGAAGCAATAAACTCTATATTGAAAACAGTGCTTCAGCAACTCCACTGATCTATGGTGAGTTTGATACGAATAATGTAAAAATTAATGGAGATTTCCAACTTACTACAAAGACTCCAGCAACATCAACTTCAACAGGAATTACTGGAACAATTGCTTGGGATGCAGACTATATCTATATATGCACTGCTACAGATACCTGGAAGCGAGTAGCAATTGGTGGAACATGGTAAACTTAACTAAGGAAAAGGGTAATTAAATGAGTCTATCTAAAAGACTAAAAGCATCTGGTGAAGCCAGAGATATGAACAGTCAATACATACTTCCATTGATTCCACCTCGTCCTTTATTTGGTGTAGCCAATACAGGTACATATGTTGATACAGAGTCTGCTATTCGTACATCTACCGTTTATTCATGCGTAAGATTACTTGGAGATACTATTGCTTCCTTGCCAATGGGTGCATATGTACGCAGAGGTCGCAATCGTTTATCTTATGCATCAGTTTATGGCTATACTCCAGAATGGGTAAACAAGCCAAATCCAGAAACAACAAGATTAGAATTTATTGAGCAGGTAATTACTTCTCTACACCTACATGGTAATGCATTTATTTTGACGGTACGAGATGATAATGATGAAGTAACAGAACTATATGTACTTAATCCAAATGAGATTAGAATTGAAAGACTTGCTCCAGGTGAGCCACTTATTTACAGAGTTAAAGATACAGAAAAAGGTATCTTTGACAAGATTCTTACAAGCAAAGAAATTTTACACATTCCTCTATTTAGAATGCCAGGATCATATTATGGCTTAAGCCCAATTGGTGCTTGCCGTATGTCTGTTGGTATCGCACAGGCTTCTGATACTTATGCTGCTTCATATTTTGGTAACGCTGCTAACCCTGGTGGAGTTATTGAAGTTGCAGGAGAACTAAATGCAGAACAAGCAGGAGATATTGCTCGTAACTGGCAAGAATCACACTCTGGTCCATACATGTCTGGCAAGATTGGTATTTTGTCAGGTGGTGCAGCATTTAAGCCTCTATCACTAAACGCTGCTGACGCACAACTCATAGAGGTCAGACGCTTCAATGTGGAGGACATTGCAAGAATCTTCCGTGTCCCACTAAGCCTATTAGGTCATCCTTCACAAGGTGCTATGTCTTATGCATCTGTTGAAGCACAGAACCTTTCATTTGTTCAGCACTCATTGCGTCCACTGCTTGAGCGTTTGGAACAAGCACTATCTCCACTACTTCCTGAGTCAGATGGATTTATTAGATTTAACCTTGATGCACTTTTGCGAGGTACAACAATTGAGCGTTTTGATGCTTACACAAAGGGATTAAGAGAAGGCTTTTTATCACTAAATGATGTACGCAACTACGAAGACTTATCATCACTTGGAGATGCTGGAGATCAGTACAGACTTCCTCTACAGAACATTGATGCTAATCAAGCACCACTTGTTGGAGATAAGATGAAGGCTGAGATTGCTTCTATTCTTGTCCAGGTTGGTTACAACCCAGATGATGTGGCTAAGATGCTTGATATGGCAGATCTAAATCACACAGGTCTTCCTTCAGCACAGTTGCAGCAAGTATCTTTGGTTGATCCAACAGATCCAAAGGCTGCTTACAGTGATGAGGTAAAGGAATAATGGAAGAAATTAACTCAACAAATAATAAAGCAAGGAGCAAGATGAAAAAGACTGAACGCCGTACCTTTACGGTCAGAGACATAGAGGCAAGACAGGCAGAAGACGGTACTATGCGTATGGCAGGCTATGCTGCAGTATTCAATGAGGCTTCCTTGCCACTACCGTTTATTGAGAAGATTGCACCTGGTGCATTTTCAAAGACACTACAAGAGACACCAGATGTTCGTCTATTGGCTAACCACGAAGGATTGCCTATGGCCAGAACCAAAAACGGTACCATGAGATTATACGAAGATGAAACAGGACTATACTTTGAAGCAGAATTAGCAAACACACAAGAAGCAAGAGATCTATATACACTTGTTGCTCGTGGTGATGTTGACCAAATGTCATTTGCATTTAGAGTAATTCGTCAAAACTGGAGTAAGGACCGTACAGAAAGAACCCTTACAGAAGTTAGCCTTGCTGATGGTGATGTATCAATCGTCACATATCCTGCATACCCAGCAACTTCAGTAGAAGCAAGAGAAGCCATTAAGAGGGCTATCCTGCAAATAAAAGAGGGCAGAGAAGTAAGTGGTGATTCACTATTAGTATTAGAAAGCGTATTTGGAGACTTAGCAGAAGGCCATGAATATATCATGAAGGCTGTAGAAGTCATGGGTACACTACTTGGTAACAATGGAGTAGAAGTAGAAGGCGAAGAAGAGTCTTCAAGTCCATTGGAAGATGTTGAAGAACAAGAATTAGAAATGTCTGCTACCAATGTTATAGATGTAGTAGATGTTCCTGGACAAGGTGGAAAGATTGTTGGAGATTTCCCTTCAACACTAAACTTCCTTCCAGATAATCTACCAAGATCAATGTCTCTACGCTTAGCACAAGCAAAGAGAAACACAGTAAAATAATATTCCTATCTAACAAGATAGGTAGAAGTCGGAGTTAGGCTCACACCCGTAAGCGTCGTGAAATCCATAACCACCACCTCAAACTAACATAACTCACAAAAGGAGAACAACAAATGTCTTATTTAGACAAAGTAATTGAACGCCGTGATGCAGTTAAGGTTGAAATGGATGCTATTCTTGAGGCAGTTGCTGCAGAGAATCGCACAGACCTTACAAATGATGAATCAGCAAAGGTTGATGCCCTTGTTGAAGAGTCACGCTCACTTGATTCAAAGATTGAAAAGTTGACTGCTCAGGCAGCAGCAGATGCTAAGGCATCAGAAGCACGAGCAGCAGTGGCTGATGTTGTAATGCCAAAGGTTGGCGGAGCAACAGTAACTCGTGAGGCTCGTACATACACACCAGAAAACTCTGATGTTTCATTCGTTAAGGATGCTTTTGCAGCAAAGTTCAGCAATGACTATGCAGCACAAGAGCGTCTTGCTCGTCACACAAAGGAAGAAGAAGTTGAGCGTCGCTCAGTTGGAACTGGCAACTTTGCTGGTCTCGTAATTCCTCAGTACCTTGTTGATCTTGCAGCACCTCTTGCTCGTGCAGGTCGCCCAACAGCAGACTTCGCAACAAACAAGATGCTACTTCCACCAGCAGGTATGACACTAAATATCTCACGCATGACAACTGGTACATCAACTGCAGTTCAGGCTGCTGAAAATGATGCAGTTTCAAATACAAATGCTGACGATACACTATTGACTGTGAATGTTCGTACAATCGCAGGACAACAGGATATCTCAAAGCAGGCTATTGAGCGTGGTACAGGTATTGACCAGTTCATCATCCAGGACTTGATCCGTGGATGGCACACAACACTTGACAACCAGATCCTAAACGGTACTGGTGCAGGTGGTCAAATCCAGGGTCTTGATGGAACATCAGGAACTAATGTTGTAACATTCACATCAGCAGCACCAACAGTTGAATTACTATATCCAAAGTTGGCAGATGCTTACCAGCAAATCCAGACAGATGCATTCATGAACCCAACACACTGGGTAATGCACCCACGCCGTCTGGCATTCTTGCTTGCAGCAGTAGACGGTTCAGGTCGTCCACTTGTTGTTCCAACACTAAACGGACCAATGAACTCAGTCGCAACAGGTGCAGGACAGGCATACTACGGTAACTCAGGTTACTCAATGATGGGTCTACCAATTGTTGCTGATGCAAATGTTCGTACAGACGCTGGAGCAGGCGCAAACGAAGATCGTATCTATTGCGTAACAGCACCAGAGTTCCACCTATGGGAGCAAGCAGGATCACCATTCGCATTGAACTTTGATGCAACTGGTGCAGGCTCACTCACAATCAAGTCAGTTGTATACGGCTATGCTGCAGCAACTGCAGGTCGCTATCCAGGAGCATTCTCAATCGTTGAGGGTACTGGTCTTGTAGCACCTACATTCTAATTTGTATAGTTAATTCTATGCAATACTTAGAGTAATCTAAGGGAGAGTAGGCCTGAATGTCCCCGCTTTGGGCCTACTCTTTTTTAAGAAGGGGATTTATGAAAAAGATTAAAAAGATTTTTAGAATCAAGAAAGAAACAGCAACTGCAACTCCAAAGATGGAAAAAGCAATGTTGCCTAAATTGGAGAAGAGGAGCAAATGAAACCTACACTTAGTGTTAGTCAGCAACCTACTAATGTCTATACGACATTGGCAGATGTAAGAAATAGCCTTCAAATTGAAGACAGCCTGGATGATAATGAAATCCAAATGGCGATTCTTGCTGCAAGCCGTATGATTGATGACTATTGCCAAAGAGGATTCTACCAAGAAGGTACATTAGCAGCACCTGTCACAAAATACTACACACCAGTAAATCCGTGGTATTTAGAGATAGATGATCTTATCCAACCAACAGAGATAGCATCAAGAGCAAATCAATCTGGTCCATTTACACAAATTTGGAACTTAGATACAGATGTTATGTATGAGCCTGTAAATAACCCAGAGACAGGCAAGCCAGTAACCAGACTATTAGCAATTCAGACATATGTCTTTCCTTACTTCTTTCCTCAGACAGTAAAAATAACTGGAGTTTGGGGTTGGTCCTCAATTCCTTACGAAGTAGAATTAGCCTGTAAGATTCAGGCAGCAAGATTATTTATTAGAAAGCAATCTCCATTTGGTATAGCAGGCTCTGTAGAATTAGGAACAGTTCGTCTTAATTCTCGCCTTGATCCAGATGTTGAGATGCTACTAAAGACATACCGTAGAAACTTTGGGTTGGCATACTAATGGCTATTACCAATGTCAATGGCGTAAGAGACGCACTCAAAGCAAATTTGCAGACAATAACCAATTTGCGAGTCTATGACTTAATTCCAGATGTTATTGTTCCACCATGTGCAGTAGTAGGACAATTAGATTTCACATTTGATATTGACAATATGCGTGGTTTAGACCAAGCATCTGTTGATGTTTATGTGATTGTTCAAAGAATATCAGAAAGAACAGGACAAGAAAAACTTGATTTACTTCTGGCTGGAAGTGGTAATGCCTCAATCAAAACTGCTTTAGAGTCAGACAGAACATTAGGTGGACTTGTTGATACTCTTAGAGTTATAACTGCTGAAAGTGGCACTTATAATTCTGGAGATCAATCTTTCTTATCATATCGCTATAACCTCACAATATGGGGCTAAGGAGAAAACAATGCAATATGTAGTATCAGGTGCCAAAGTTTGTGGTAAATTAAATGGGGAAAAACTTACTACAGATGATATACTTGGTGCAGGAGGAAGTGTTGAACATCTTCTTGCTTCAGGCAATATCAAAGAATCAACAAGTGCACCAAAAGCAGTAAAAGAAGTACAAGCAGTAGAGCAGGAAGTGGAAACATTCCCTGTTTTTAATTTAGATAATGAACAAGGAGATAAATAACAATGGCTCGTATAGTCCTAACAAATGTACAAGTAGTGGTTGGAGGCGTAGACCTGTCAAATCATGTTGCGTCAGTAACACTTTCATCAACTTATGATGTATTGGAAACCACTGCATTCGCTGGCGGAAATGTTCCAGATGCAGCAAAGACAAGAATTGCAGGATTGGCTGATAACTCAGTTACTCTTGAATTCCATCAAGACTTTGCAGATCCTGGTGCAGGAAACACTCCAGTAGAACAAACAATTTACCCACTACTTGGAGATGTTACAAGTATTGAAGTTCAGCCAATTACTTCAGCAACACAAGGACCAACCAATCCTAAATACACATTTGAGGCTTTGGTTTCAGAATGGACACCTCTAAATGGTGCTGTAGGCGAATTAGCCACTGCATCAGTTACATGGCCAATTTCTGGCATGATTACAAAGACAGTCTAATAACAAATGGCTAAAATAGTTCTAACTAATGCGTATGTTATTTTTGAGGGCACTAATGACTTTAGCGACCTCATTTCAAGCATAACGCTTTCTACTGTTCATGATGTTCTTGATGTGACTCCTGTAAAAGATGGTCAAATCTATAAGGAAGTCATAGCAGGAGTTGGAACTAACTCAGTATCTTTTGATTTCTACCAGGACTTTGCAGATAATTCTCTTGAAGAGTTTTTCAATGGAAATGGGACTACTGTAAGTCGTGTAGGAACAAAAGTATCTTGTGTGGTTAGGCCGTTAAACGCACCTAAATCACAAACTAATCCAGAATACCAGTTTGAGGCATTGATAACTGAATGGACTCCGCTAAATGCGGCAGTAGGTCAATTAAGTACAATATCTGTAAACTGGCCAATTTCTGGAGCAATCACTAAGGACACTACTCCTTAGTTTAAATTAATAACCTTGAAGGGGAAATTAAAATGGATGGACTAAGTATCAAAGTAAAAACCAGTGACGGAAATGAAGGCACATATGCTCTTCGTCCAAAGACTCTCGTTGCATTTGAAAACAAATATAACAAGGGTTTTGCTAAGTTGCTAACTGAAGATCAGAAGTTGGAGCATATCTACTTCCTGGCTTGGGCAGCGATGAAGGATGCTGGTAAGGTAGTAAAGCCTTTTGGAGAGTCTTTTCTTGACACACTTGACAGTGTGGAATTAGAGACAGACCCAAATTCAGAATCCACAGAGACAGCCTAACCTATACGGTAGCAATGGTTTCTGTGGAGACTGGCTTATCTCCAGTTGATTTGCTTGAAGCACCTGACGGTATACTTGAAGCAATAGTTATTTATCTCAAGGAGAAATCCAAGAATGCGAGTAGGCAATGAGTAGCAATGCATTTGTGTTAACTGGTATCAAAGAGACACTAAGTGCATTAGAAGCCTTTGACAAACAGGCAGTTAAAGAGTTTAATAAAGTTATTAACTCTGAACTGAGCAGTGCTAAAAAAGAAGCACAAGCATCTGTTAAGGCTGAACCACCACTAAGTGGCTGGGCTACTCAGCCTCCTCGCAATCCAAGAAGCCGTGGTGGTGCAGGATGGCCTGCATGGGATCAAAGCGTTATTAGAGCAGGAATCTCATCCACAAAGGCTCAGGGTAAGGTAAGAAAAGACTACACTACTAATGCTGGTGCATTAAAGAATAGATCTGCTGCTGGTGTTATTTATGAATTGGCAGGTAGAGCCAACAAAACATCAGGCAAGAATATGTTTATATCAAATTTAAGTAGAGATGACTCTCCGTTTATGCCATCTCGCTTGGTCTGGAATGTAGTAGATAAAAATAGAGCAAAGATTGCTCAGAATATCTACACTGCCTTGGAAAAGGCTAAAGCAACATTACAAAAGAATTTAAATACGAGGAAGGATTAAGACATGGCAGTAGGTGCAGTAGTAGCGTCAATCGTTTCTCAGTATACGGACAAAGGCTCCAAAGCAGCAAGAAAAGACATTGCTAAACTTGGAAAAGACTTTGATGTTGCAGCAAAAAAGATTACTAAGGTTTTTGCTGTTGCTACAGCAGCCACTGCTGCGTTTGCAATCAAATTAGGTAAAGATGCTGTTAAAGCAGCAGTAGAAGATGCAAAATCGCAGGCCATGCTTGCCAACAACTTAAGAAATACTCTTGGTGCAACTGATGCTAATATTGCTGCTGTTGAAGCATATATTGAAAAGCAACAGGCTTTAACAAATATCCAAGACACAGAATTAAGAGCAAGTTTTGGTAAATTGGCTATAGCCATTGGAAATACAAGCGATGCCATGCTTGTTCAAGGTGTTGCATTAGATGTTGCAGCAGGCACAGGAAAAGATTTATCCGCAGTCACAGACGCAATTACCAAAGCAAGCCAGGGTAATTTTGCGGCATTAAAGAAGTTAGTACCTACAATAGATTCATCTATTATTAAGAATAAAGATTTAGGTAAGGCACTTGTATATCTATCAAGCACATATAAAGGTGCTGCACAAGAGATGGCAAAGCAAGATCCAATTACCAGCCTTTCAATTGCCTTTGATGAATTAAAAGAAAAATTAGGCGTAGCCCTACT